AGGAAACGTTTAAGTCATGGTCATCAAAATCGACGAACAGGGAAAGCCCACTGGCTTCCCGCTGGCAGAAGACAACTTCAAGCAGATCCACCCGGACGTTACGTTCCCGGCGGTGCTCTTTCCGTATCATGTCGAGCCGCACGGCTACGGGATGTACGAATTCTCGCAGCAGCCGACGCTGCCGGGACGCTACGACAAACTTGTCGAAGGCGAGCCGATCCGCGACGAACAGGGCTACTGGCGTCAGCAGTGGCTTGTCGTGGAGCAGACAGCCGAGGAGAAAGCGATCACCGACGACCGCAAGCAGAAGGAAGTCCGCTTTGTCCGCACGCGCCGACTGACGGAATCCGACTGGACCCGCCTCGACGACGCTCCGCTTTCCACCGAGCAACGCGCCGCGTGGGCCGTCTACCGTCAGCAACTCCGCGACCTCACCGACCAACCCGGTTTCCCGTGGGAAGTCACTTGGCCCAACCAACCCGTTTAAGTCATGGCAATTCTTTCCGACATCATCACGCCCACAAACGTCGTCGCCGTTGCGCCCGGTGCGAGCGGTAATGTTCTGACGAGTAACGGGACTGCTTGGACGAGTACGGCTCCCGGCATTTCCAACATCGCCACGGCCACGGGCAACACCACGCTCACGTCCACGCCGACGCTGCTCCGCATCACGCCGACCAACTATGGCACGACGGTGACGCTGCCGAATGCAACCACGATGTCAGTGGGCGCTGGCAGGTTCACGATCCAGAACCTTTCCGAGTACCACGTCCGCATCGTCAATGCGAGCAACACGCTGCTTGGCTTCGTTTACTCGTTTGGCACGGTCAACATCGACCTTGCGAGTGCATCAACGTCGGCGGGAACATGGACCCTCAATAACGCAGTGCGCCTTGGCGTTAGCGCCTACTACGCTGAATCAACTGGTCTCATAACGTCTTTTGGCGGACTCGACGTTCGTGTTCTTGAACTTGATTCTGACCGACAGTTCTACGTTTTTGGATCTTCAAGCAACTTGCTCTACGGTCAGGTCTACAACCAGACGACCAATACGTTTGGATCTCCTACGCTGATCCGAAACACTGCAAACGCGTTCGCCAACGTAGGGATTGCGCTGATAAATGCCAACTCCGTTCTGGTTGTTTCTCTGGTAAGCAACGCAGCGCAGGCTGTTGTTTTGTCGATCAGCGGAACAACGATCACCGTAAATACTGCAACAACGACCACATCTAGCGTATCGTTGAGCAGTTTTCAGTTTTTCCGAGCAATTCCTAACGGAGGATTTATCTACGGATACCACTCGAATAGTTCGAACCAACTACAGCTCATTCCAGTTTCTGTGAGTGGCACTACTCCGTCTTTCGGAACCGAGGTTGCCGCTGGAGGTTCTTTGTCTTCTCAAACGGTTTACGCGCAAACAACCGCAGATAAACTTATCGTCTTCATGGTAGACGATAGCACGGGCAACGGAGGCTTCCAAGCGTTCTCTCTGTCTGGAAATACAATCACTTCCGGAACGCGAGTAAACACCAGCGTAAGCGCAACGGGCGGCACGCGGTTTGTGAAACTGACAGACACGACTTACTTTTTTGGATGCAACACAGCAAGCAACGCCTATGTCGGCGTTATTTCGCTTTCGGGTCTCACAATTACGCGATACATTTCAGCCGCGCTTGGCCCTTCCACGGTTATTGACTCAATCAGCGTAAGCAGCACGAAAGTATTTTTCGCGCTTGGAACGAGCATTTACTACAATATCCTGACGTTTACTGGTAGTTCGGTGACGCTTGGAACTGCAATCACAGCTGCTCCGGCTATTAATGGATCGGCTTGCTACGCGCTAAAGGGAAATGACGTAGCCGCTGGCAGTAGTTCTACCTTAGTCATTGTAGATTGCTCGGGCGCCAGCCCTTTAATCAGAAGTTCGACGGCAGTGGGTAGTGTACTCGGAGGCGCCGCAACAGTGCATGACGGCTCACCTGTTTCGCTACAAACAAGCGACATTGAAGTGCTGGGTTGTTCCACGCAGCCGACTGTGCAAACAGCACTCGCATTCAATTCAGTCTTTTCCATGCCCAACATTGGCACTCCGACCATTAATTCATTTTCTTGGTACAGCGGCAGCCATCGCACGCCGCGTGATAACTTCAAGATGGCCTTTTCGTTAAACCTTACTTCAGGAAGCTGGGGCGTAATCAGAAAAATCGAACTCGCCTAACCATGAGCGTCGTCATCACACCCAACTTTGTTTTCGGCCCGTTCAAGAGCATCGAGACGCAGGCAGACCGCTTGCACTGCGACGGCATCGACCTGCCGTTTAATGCACTCGGAGCCTACGAGATCAGCGAGGACGACTCGCTGGCACCGCCGCCCCCGCCTCCCGATAACGGTACGACTTCCTGATTCGTAAACTCTTCCCGCCATGGCCCTCGATTTTCCTAGCAGTCCCACGCTTAACCAAGTTTTCACGTCCGGAGGACGTTCGTGGATTTGGAACGGTAGCCAGTGGATCGGCAACAACGCCGCCGCTCTCGTCGGGGGAACGACGGGGCAGGTTCAGGTCAACAACGGAAACGGATTCGGCGCTGTTTCCAGCGGCACGTCTGGTCAGGCCCTCGTGTCTGCGGGCGCGGGCGTTCCTCCGTCTTTCGGCACGCTGGGCGTTGCTGGCGGTGGCACTGGTGCCACGACGCTTACGGGTGTCGTCAAGGGCACGGGCACCTCGGCTCTCACGGCAGGCTCCGTTGCATTGGGCTCGGAAGTTACAGGCACGCTTCCCGTCGCCAACGGCGGCACGGGCGTCACGACCTCGACAGGAACGGGAAGCACCGTTCTCTCGATCAGCCCAGAATTGACTGGGGCCCCCTATGTAAACGGTTCCTATCGGGGTAATCTCGTTGCTGTCGCCGCACTCGACATTGATTGCTCGGCTGGTAACTACTTCACCAAGACGATCAACGCAAACAGCACCTTTACGTTCTCAAACGCTCCGGCCTCTCGCTCTTATGCGTTCGCTCTTGAGTTGACGCATACATCAGGAACCATCACTTGGCCGACCAGTGTAAAGTGGCCCAAGGACACGGCTCCCACCCTAACCACGGGCAAAACCCACATCTTCATTTTTGTCACAGATGACAGTGGCACGCGCTGGCGTGGAGCTGCACTTGTGGACTACGTCGACTAAGATGGATCCGAACGTTATCAAACTTGCGATGGGTGCTGGTGGTCCTACAGGGCCAGAAAATAAACTGTATACTTGGGGAAGCGGCGCAAATGGAGCACTTGGATTAGGCAATACAACTGGCTATTCATCTCCGAAACAAGTTGGTGCTCTTACAGATTGGAGTGTTATCAAAGGGTCAGCAGTTAATAATCGTTTTCTTTCAATTAAAAATGATGGAACACTTTGGGGCTGGGGAAATAACGTAGCTGGTTCAATTGGAATTGGAAATACTACAAGTTACTCATCTCCAAAACAAGTTGGCTCTTTAACAAATTGGTCTAAGGTTTCTACTGGAAGATCACATACAATATCCATAAAAACAAATGGCCAAATTTGGGCTTGGGGAAGTAATCAAAGCGGTCAACTTGGACTAAATAACACTACAGCTTATTCATCTCCAGTTCAAATAGGCGCACTAACTAACTGGTCTCAGGTTGCTTGTGGCGATTACCATAATGCAGCAATTAAAACTGATGGAACTTTGTGGACTTGGGGTTATAACTACAACGGACAACTTGGTATTGGAACATCTGGAAGTGGAACGAGCGTTTCTTCTCCTGTTCAAGTTGGTGCTTTAACAACTTGGTCTAAAGTAGCCGCAGGAAGACAGTTTTGCGCGGGAATTACATCCGATGGGAAACTATGGACTTGGGGAGCTAATTTTAATGGCCAGTTGGGCACTAATAATTTGACCTATCGAAGCTCGCCAACTCAAGTTGGATCACTTACGACTTGGAGCAATGTTTTTACTGCATACAGCACTTGTTTTGCAATTAAAACAGATGGAACGCTTTGGGGTTGGGGCTTAAATAATACTGGTCAACTTGGTGACGGAACGCTTATAGCTAAATCCTCCCCAGTTCAAATTGGTGCATTAACTAATTGGTCAGTTGTTTCTCCGACTGCAACTCACACAATTGCATTAAAAACTGACAAGACAATTTGGGGATGGGGAAATGGGTCTAATGGAAGACTTGGAGTTGGTAATACGATCACATATTCATCTCCAGTACAAATTGGTTCCCTTTCAAATTGGATGACTATCGGAACTTGTAATAGTGCAAGCTCTGCAATTAGCGAGTAAGATAAAAGTCTTTACCTTACGGTAGAGACTGTTACAAAGGCCAAGTGAATAACAACTTGACCAAGAAGTTACACTTCTTGTCTGGCCTTCCACGTTCTGGATCAACGGTGCTTGCGGCAATTCTAAACCAGAATCCGCAAACACACGTTTCAACCACCTCTGGTCTTGGTACTGCGCTTGATGCATTAGCCACAACATGGCACCGCGAACCCCTACTGGAGAAGAATGACTTAGATCGTAAAAAACTAGCAAATGCCATGCGCGGCCTAATTCATGGCTACTATGACGAGATTACGTCTAAACCTATTGTCATCGACAAGGCCCGTAATTGGCCGCTTCCAGTAGTTGTGTCTTCAATGGCTCAAGTATTGGGCCACAAGCCGCGCATCATTGCCACGGTTCGTAGTGTGCCAGACTGCATGGCGTCCTTTGTCCGCGTAGCAAAGCCAGAAAACCTAGACGACTTTATCCAGCAGTCAGGACTTACGGCGCACCTAAAATCGTCCTATCAGGTCTTGCAGGCTGGATACCAAGCCGACCCAGAGTGCTTCCTATTTGTAGAGTACGAAGACTTGCTGGCCGACCCGCGCACACAACTTCAGCGCATCCACGACTTCCTCGGCCTCGACCCGTTTGAGTACGACTTTGAACGCATTGATGGATCGACCGTGAAGGAGGACGACGAGGGACTGCACGGTGTAGCCGGCCTGCACGACATCAAGCCGAAGCTAGGGCGACAGCACAATCAGCCGCCTCGCGATGTTTTAAAGCACCACTACAGCGAGTTTTGCCAGCCTGAGTTCTGGCTTTCTAAACCGCGAACCACGCCAGACATCGATCTTCTTGATTTGCAACTGACAGCATCGACGATGGGCGATTTCGCCGAGGGTCAACGCATTGCAGACAAACTAAAGTCGGAACGTCCTAACGACCACAAGGCCGCATTTAATCGCGGCTGGTACGAGCTGAACGCAGGCAAGATTGAGGACGGCTACGCGCTGCTGCATCGAGGCCGCAAGGTAGGCGTGTTCGGAAATAGCGCACCCAAAACTCCGCAGCCAGAATGGGACGGCAAGAGCGAAGGGACCGTGTTGCTCCAACTAGAAGGCGGTCTGGGCGATCAGATCCATCAGGTTAGGTACGCTGGCGATCTTAGTAGGCGAGGATGTCGGGTGATTGTTTCGTGCAGCGGCCCTTTGGTTAGCCTCCTGCAAAAGCAGCCCGACGTGGCAGCCGTTGTCCAGCATGGGGCAGAGTACGGTGTTTATCACGACTTCTGGGTGCCAGCGATGTCGGCCCCCGTTTACCTTGGTCTTGGCTTGGCCGATTTGAGCGGAAAACCTTACATCACTCGACCCAGTCAGCCAGAAGCAGGCAAGATTCGTATTGGCCTGCGCTGGTCCGGCAACAAGCAGTTCGAGGCCCAGCACCACAAGTTGTTCCCTGCACCCGACTTCTTTGACGCCGTCAAGCGCGACGACGTGGAGTTTATCAGCCTCCAGAGGGACGCCGACCTAGAATTCAAGCCCAGTTGGGTGCAGGACGTACCGCTGGATACGTGGCACGACACGCAGAAAGCGGTGGCCTCCTGTCATCTGGTCGTAAGCTCTTGTACCTCTGTAAGCCATCTATCGGCGGCGATGGGTGTGCCTACTTGGGTAATTACGCCAGTCATGTCTTACTACCTTTACGCCATCCCGGGCCCTAAGACCCCGTACTACGATTCCATGCGGCTTTTCCGGCAGCAGGTATACGGAGATTGGTCGCACCCGATGAGCGAGCTTAAAACCGCGATTTCCCTCGTCCGCCCATGAACTACTGCC